TAATAATGGAGGCGCAGGCAGTCAATCTGGTCCAGCATATGCTGGTGGTGGCGGCGGTGGTGCTGGTGCAGTAGGAACTGCTGGAAGTTTTCCTGTTGGTGGTTCGGGTGGTGTTGGTTTATCGTCACCAATATCAGGTACACCAACGTTCTATGCTGGCGGCGGTGGCGGCGGCGGTGGTAATAGTGGTCCAAATGGCACTGGTGGCAATGGTGGTGGTGGTAACTCTGGTAGTGTTGGTGGAGCAGGAACTAATAATACTGGTGGTGGTGGCGGTGCAGGTGGAACTCCTGCTGGTGGCGGTAGAGGTGGCTCAGGAATCGTCATCGTCTCTATAACTACATCACAACCTTCTTCATGTACAGGCGTTTATATATTTTCAGGTTCAGGACAATGGACGCCACCCTCAGGAATAAATTCAGTTGATTATCTTGTCGTTGCTGGCGGCGGTGGTGGTGGAGAAGGACGAGCAGGTGGTGGTGGTGCTGGAGGATTTAGAACTGGTGTAGGATATCCGGTATTATCTGGTCAAACATATCCTATCGTAGTAGGTTCTGGTGGTGCTGGTGGTGCAGTATTTGGTGGCGGCCCTACTGGTCTTCCAGGTGCAAACGGAAATCACTCGGTATTTGATACTATCGTCTCTTCAGGTGGTGGCGGTGGTGCTGGTATTGCTACTAATCCTGTAGGATATTATGGCAAATCAGGCGGTTCGGGTGGTGGTGGTGCTGGTGGCAGTTATGCTGGTGGTTTTGGTAATTACTATGAAAATGCTTCATCTCCTCAAATATCACAAGGTAATAATGGCGGTGCTGCTGTTGGTGCTTATCCGGGTGGTGGTGGTGGTGCAGGAGGTGCAGGTGGTAATGGTGCAACATCTCCAACTCCAATAGATGGTGGATATGGTGGTGTAGGACTATCAACAACAATCACAGGCACACTAGCATATTATAGTGGCGGTGGCGGCGGTGGTGCATATCCAGAAGCAAACGGTGGTTCAAAAGCAGGTGTAGGTGGTTTAGGAGGCGGTGGCACTGGTGGGGCACTTAATGCCACTCCAGGATATCCAGGAACTACTTGTGGCGCAAACGCTACTTTTGCAACTGGTGGTGGCGGAGGTGGTTCGGGCAATCAAGCACCATATGGCACAGGTTTTGTTGGAGGTGCAGGAGGTTCAGGTATTGTCCTATTAAAGCATTCATCCACACCCGCAACAAAAATTACATCATTTACTGCGACAGGTACATTCGTTGCACAAAGTCCAGCAGTCAACTATCTTGTTATTGCTGGTGGTGGCGGTGGTGGTACTGACCGTGCAGGTGGTGGTGGAGCAGGTGGAGTTAGACAAGGTTCATCATTTCCAGTAACTCCAGGTCAATCGTATACTGTTACTGTTGGTGGTGGTGGTGCTGGATCAATTGTAGATAGTGCCATTAGAGGTGCTAATGGAGGACTATCTTCTTTTAGTACAATAAGTGCTAGTGGCGGTGGTGGTGGCGGTGGTGCTGGAGTTGTTAGTGGTGCGTCTGGCGGTTCTGGTGGTGGTGCAGGTAGTCTTCCTGGCGCACCTGCTGCGGCATTAGGAAATCTTGGTGGTCATTCTCCATCAGAAGGAAACAATGGAGGATTTGCAGGTGGTGGTGCGTCTGGTGGCGGTGGTGCTGGTGGTGTTGGACAAAATGGAACAGGTGGGCAACCAGGAGGTGCGGGTAATGGCGGTATAGGAATATTCTCAACCATCTCTGGTGCTAACGTAGCATACGCTGGCGGCGGTGGCGGTGGTCGTTTTATGGATGGTGGATGGCAAGGTGTTGTTGGTTATGGTGGAGGTGGTTATGCTCCTTATGGAACAAGTGGTGCCGTAACAGGAACGCCTTATGGTGGTGGAAATGGTGGTGGTACAAACACGGCTGCTGGTGCAAGTGCAAACAATAATACTGGCGGAGGTGGTGGTGGTGGTGCAAATATAACTCCAGCGTCTGGTGGTGCAGGTGGTTCTGGAACTGTGATTTTAACATGGACATAAAACACAACAATAAATAGACAATCATGGCACAACCAAAAACAAGAACACAATTTAAAGAATACTGCCTACGCAAATTAGGGTTTCCTGTCATCGAAATCAATGTTGATGATGATCAGGTAAATGATCGTATTGACGAAGCACTTTCTTTTTGGCGTGACTATCACTACGATGGCACGGAAAAATTGTTTATGAAACATGCTATCACTGCTGAAGATATTAATAGGCAGTGGATATATTGTCCTGATGCGGTGCAGTTTGTTGTTGGTGTAATGCCATTTGATTTGTCTAATGCATCAATCAATATGTTTGACTTGCGCTACCAGTTACGTCTGCATGATCTATATGACTTTACATCAGTATCGTATGTGTCATATGAAATTACCATGCAACATCTGCGTACATTGAATCTATTGTTTTCTGGTACCCCACAGTTCAGATTTAATCGTCATCAGAATAAAGTATTCTTAGACATCGATTGGACACGTGATGTTCAACCAGGTAACTTTGTTATCATCGAATGTTATCGTGCATTGGAACCAGAAACTATTACACTGACAGGTACTTTATCATGTGCTCCAGGTTCTAACACAGTTATCGGTACAGGCACAAAATTCGATCAAGAACTTGTTGATTTTGACTTCATTACAATCGGCACTGAACAAAAACAAGTAAGAAAAATTTCAAGTCCTACATCCTTAGAGTTGGAAGGTAATCCAGCACAAACCTATACAAATGCGACTGCAACAATTGAAGGTGTTACTGATGTTTGGAATGATAGATTTTTAAAGAAGTACACAACTGCTTTAATTAAACGTCAATGGGGTTCTAATCTCAAAAAGTTTGCTGGTATTCAAATGCCAGGTGGTGTCACATTAAATGGTCAAGTAATCTACGATGAAGCAGTACAAGAGATTGATAAGATGGAAGAAGAAATGTATATGATGGGTTCATTGCCATCTGAAATTCTGACAGGATAATTGTGGCAACTAATTTTTACTTCAATAACTTTCCTGCGAACCAGATAACCTCCGAGCAACTGCTCGTTGAGGACTTGGTTATTGAGGCAATGAAAATATATGGCATGGATGTTTACTACATGCCACGCACCACACGCGATCAAGTAGATTATCTATACGGTGAAGACCCACTCAAAGAATACCGCACTGCTCATCCCATTGAAATGTACCTTGAGAATGTTACAGGTATGGAAGGTGAGCAAGACTTCATTTCTAAATTCGGTCTGGAGATTCGTGATGAAGCAACATTCTTAGTATCACGTTTACGTTTCCGTTACACAGTAAATGGTCTAACTCGTCCACGTGAGGGTGATTTAATTTACATTCCATTGTTTAATAGTTTCTTTGAAATTACCAATGTTGAACGTGATAGTGATCAAGCAATGTTCTATACATTAGGTCGTGGTCGTGGTGGTAATGTATATGTGTATGCATTGAAGATGAAACAGTTTGTATTCTCTAATGAGATTATTGATACTGGAATCAAAGAAGTTGATGAACAAATTCGTGGTTACTATCCAACAACACGAATCGTTCTTTCTGAGGGTGGTTCTGGTAAGTTTGTCGAGGATGAAATTATATATCAAGGTGCAAACTTAACATATGCTACAACACAAGCATACGTTCATGACTTCTTACCGAATCAATATGTGGATGTTTACAGAGTTCAAGGTGACTTCTCCGCATCGGCAAATGTAATTGGTAATACAAGTGGTGCAAATTGGGCAATCAGTGTAGTAAGTGATGCTGCTACTATGAACAGTGCATTTGAAGACATATTCGACAATGCTCGTATTGAAGCAAGTTCGGATGGCATCATAGACTTTACGGAACACAATCCGTTTGGAGAACCGTAATGTTAGGTAATCCTCAGTTTTATCATCGCACCATTCGTAAAATGGTAGTTATATTTGGTACTCTCTTCAATGATATTGAGATTGTACGATATACACAAGCAGGTGTTCCAAAAGAAAAATGGAAAGTACCATTATCTTTTTCACCTAAAGAACGATTTCTAACAGCAGTTACTTCTAATCCCGATCTTCTCAAGTCAATCAACACGGTTGTTCCACGTATGTCATTCAATCTTGACAGTCTGGAATATGATGTTAATCGTAAACAAGTTTCAACAATTCGTAATTTTGCTAAGAGTGATGTCAATAATTCAGTAAGCACACAGTTTGTGCCTGTGCCATATAACTTTCAGTTTTCACTATCGATCTATGTTCGTAACACCGAAGATGGTACACAGATTCTTGAACAGATTCTACCGTTCTTCACACCAGACTTCAATGTCACCGTAGATTTTATTCCTGAGATGGATCAAAAATATAATGTACCCATTATACTCGATTCAGTTGCATCAACAGTAGAATATGAAGGTGGATTGATTGATGGAACCACACGATTGATTTTGTGGGACTTAACGTTCACTGCCAAAGGTTACATATGGCCTCCGGTTAAGACAAGTAAATATATCAAGACTGCAAATACTAATTCGTTTATTGATTTGACTACTAAAGAAATTCAGAAAGTCTATGTCGATTACGCAAATGGTTTTGGAACATTCGCACAAGGTGAAACTCTTCGTGCTAATAATACCGATCTGTTCGGAACAGTAGATTACTTCAGCAATACTTCAAGTGGTATTTTAGTTGTAACTGGTGCTAATAAAATTATTAAAGTTGGTGATAATCTTACAGGTGACTATACTGGTGCATCATTTAATGTTGTCGTAACCAACGTCAATGCACTGAATGTTGTGCAGATAAAAACTTCTACCAATCCAGTTTCTGCTAATCTCGGTGATGATTTTGGATTTATTGAGACTGTGAAACAATACCCTAATACATTATGAAAAAATTAAATGCAAATCTCTCTGATATATTTGATGTAGAACCGATCAAAGAAGAAGAAAAAACTATACTCCTACCAGTTACTGTAGAAGCCTCTGATCCAATCAATGCTGATGCAGACTTTGCACGAAACAATATTCGTGAGCTGGTAACTCAAGGCAATCAAGCAGTGGATGAATTAATGTTAATAGCAAGAGACGGACAACATCCACGTGCATTTGAAGTTCTGTCTGGTCTGATGAAGAACTTGGCAGACATGAACAAAGACTTGCTTGAGATACAGAAACGTAAAAAAGATTTAGTACCGAAAGCGGAATCACAAAATAGTCTGAACATAGATAAGGCAGTGTTTGTTGGTTCTACCGCAGAATTGGTAAAGATGCTTAAAACTCAAAAACAGGAAACGTAATGGAAACACTAATTGAACAACTCAAAACAATTTTAGGTACAAACTTTGCTTTGTATCTGAAAGCACATGGATACCATTGGAACATTGAGGGACCAAACTTTCCACAATACCATAAATTTTTAGGAAAATTCTACGAATCTGTATATGGCAATGTTGACCCAATTGCAGAACACATTCGTGCATTGAATTCATATGCACCAGGTTCTCTTGCTCGTATGCTTGAACTAGCAGACATTCAAGAAGCAACAAACATACCAGATGGTATTGCAATGATGCGTGATCTTGCTGCCGATAATGATCGTTTCATATTACATCTACGTGCTGGCATCGTTGCTGCTGATGGTGCAAACGAACCTGCTGTAGGTAATTTCTTACAAGACCTTTTAGATGCACATCAAAAACACGGATGGATGTTGAGAAGTATTATTAAATAAATTATGGATGACGGATATTTGGGGAATTCACGCCTGAAGCGAACAGGCACTGAACTATCCTATACTGAAGAACAAGTAATAGAAACCGCAAAGTGTGCAGATGATCCTGTATACTTTATCAAAAACTACGTAAAGATTGTCAACGTTGACCGTGGTCTTGTCCCATTTGACATGTGGGATTTTCAAGAGGACATGGTACGTACCTTCCAT